TGCTTCTGCTTGCTCTGGTGTGAGTTCTGGGTAAATCTCATCTAAAGATTCAGAACCTATAGACTTAAGATAATCTTTAACAATCGCTTGAGAATTACCACCCGTTGCATCAACTTGAGGCATAACGTCAAGCTCTGCCCTAGACTGCTGAATTCTTTGTATCTTACTGCTGTTCTCTGGATTAGCGCTTGGTGCTATGCCCATATCTTGAGCATTAAAGTCGGCTACTGGGTCAGCTTCTGGGTCATCTACCAACTCCCCATACAACTCAGGATCCATAAACTTCGAGTTTAGTTTAAACCAGATAGCAAACTCTCTGCCCATTGCTCTATAAACACGCAAGTTAATAGCACCTTTAGCTTCTTGCTGCTCTAAAAGCATAGATAATGCGGTAGTTGCAGGAGTGTTTGGTCCTAACGCTGCGCTCAAATCAGTAGTAGCTGAAAGCCTCTGAGCTTCTGCATTCATGTTCTGATTAAGATTTAATAACGTGGGTGATGGTTCTTTAAAGTCAAAAGGTCTAACGCCTGTCTGTAATTGCTGTGCTGAAATATCAGTAGCAATCCAAGCACCGGGTTGAACCTTCATATTACCTAAACGCTTTCTAAATCCTTTGGCCAACCAGCCGCCTTGAAGATTAGCCAGTGTACCGGAGTCTAATAGCTGGTTAGTTGTAGTATTAATACCAGCGGCATACGATCCTAAAATATGGAAGTAGCCAACTTTAAGGAAGTTTCCGCTAGGATCTGTAATAAACCCATATTCAGTTATGCTATTGTCTCGTTTTATCTTAACAACTGTGAGGCTTTCAGAGTCATCAGATAATAAAATATCTTCGTTCTCATCAAATATAGGATCGCCTTCTTCATTCTTTTGAATAAGAGAATCTGCTGTAGTGGCTAATCCATCATCATCCATTACGGTAATATCATCCAAGCCGTATTGAGCGCGTATCCTCATCACTGTTCCTGATGAAGCGTGCACCGTTACAACATAAGGCTCCTCGTAATCATCACCATCTAAATCGAGAAAAGTCTGCTGCTCATAGAACTCTGTAAACTTATCGCCTACAGCTTCTTCTCTGCCGCCTTCCTCGCTAACTTTAGCGCCTAGCTCTATCTCAACATCACGCCAGACACCGGAAAGTATCTTTTCTTGGATCTGATTAGGCGTTAAAAATATTCTGTGAGTGAATCGAGGCGCACTTGATAGCGTCTTTGTAGACTGATTAATAGCAAAGTTAGGGTAGGTTATTACCTCCGACTCGTTATGACCTACTGAAGAGTTAAAGAATGTCTTTTTAAAAATACTACCTTGGCATGATAGGTCATATAGCAATTTGTCCTGCTCTTCTACCCAGCTTTCATTCTGTACGGTTAGCTGCCAATTCATTACGGTCTGGATGCGCTCTATACGGTCAGCTTTAACGTCATCGGGGTCTTTACCAACAACAGTAGCCTTAACTAAATCGTTGCCTTTAAGAAGTTCTTGACTAGCTCTATCACCATACTTTAATCGGGCTTCCATCAAAATAGGCGTTTTGAAATTAGCAGCACCTTCCCAAGGTTCATCACGTGGACCTTTGGATGGTTTAATTAATTCCATGCCAGTCTCTACATCGTCGCGCCACTCGGACATTGAGTCCCAATCAGCGCCGTAACCCTCTTTAACTCGACGACCAATGAACATAAGCTCTTGTTCGCCACCTTCGGTATTCTCAATATCTTCAACGATATTAGGATTAGTCATTAAGTCTAAGAGTTTTTTAATTGCCATGATTTATTTACTAAGCGCTTGGAATAATGGAACATTAAGAACTTTTTAATATTTTATCAGTATCCACCGGAGTTTACCTGCCTGAAATTGTCATCGAAGTATTCTTCCTCATGTTCGTGTAATCCTCTCGTATACCCACATGCGGCGTATTGCTCCGCGTCTGCTGGATGAGAATAAACATTCTTATCAGGTTTCAGATTGTACCTATTTTCTCCCGACATTTGAACCTTTTTATATTTATAGCCGCCCATCTTGCCCTTTCTGAGGTATTTACAGGACTTATTAAGGACATAGCCGGGGTATCCACCATCAACTAGCTTGGTAAGGAAATGCTTAACCGCATCAAGTCTTAGCGTTGGGTCATTGGTCGGCGCGCCTTCTGTCATGAACCCCATATCGAGCGGAACAATTAAATCACCATCATCATTAATCACATATTCATCGTTCAAAATACCAATAGCGGACTTAGCCTCGCTCTCTCCTCTTGCTGTGCCCGATGGATCACCTAAAGAAAATTCTATGTCGTAGTCAGGGTAATGAGTCGCAAGGAATGGCTTAACAACATCTCGGGCAAACTGTCTAACTCCCATATCTTCAGAGAATAATTCAGCTAAAACTAACATCTGCCCTAGGCTAGTTATCTGGGTAATCACACACGATGGTGTTAAACCAAAGTCCCACCCTAAGCCAAGACCTATCCCGGGTATTGCTATGATACCGGTCTCAGGACAGTGTAATTTATCGTTGTATTCAGGATATACAGGCTTACCAGTCTTAAGGTGCCCGTAATTACCAAGGACCATAACATTAACGTGGTCGTCATCATTACCGGCGATCATGTCTAGATAATACTGATAGCCACCGGGTAAATGGTCTACGTTCTCAGCCTCTGGGTTTGGCTCATAAGTACCATTAGGCAGCTTTATCAACGGGCTTGGACCACGAAAGAAATCGAATATTCTTTTAGTCTCGCTAATAGCAAAGTCCCTATGCTCTGGTCTTATCGCCTTTAAACAATTCTCTTCTGCTAATTGATACCACCAGTGATCATCATCTGGAGGGTTAGTATCCATCAATAAGGCTTTACGCTTACAAGGTTGATATTTACCATTCTCATCACGAGGGGCCTTGTAATCCCCATCATCTTGATAGCCGTCAATTACACTAGGGTAGCGGCCTATTCTCTCTCTGGCACCCTTCACTACTGCATAAGATATTTCTCTAGCCTCGTTAATGAATGCGCCGGTAATCTCTAAAGAAAGTAATTTTCTTACATCATCATCACGATCTAGCGCTAGGAAATACACCTCAAACTCTAATCGTGTACCGTCTGATAGTGGCTGGTCACACTTAGCCATGATCATAGGGTGCATAGTAATTGAGCATACTGATTCGGGTAGCCATTGCTTCCAAGTGTTTAGGGTAGTTGATCTTAGCTCTAGCGTAGTGTTTCTAATGATAGCCCATCGAGTTTTTCTTATGCCTTGAGAGTTAGGCCATTGATCTTGAGCAAGTCTTATTAATTCCTGTATGCAAGTAACGCTTTTTCCATTACCTACAGGCCCCATGAAACCACGTACTACCTTATCGCTAGCATGGAATCTTTGCGCTGTAGGCTCTGCGTTATAGGTTATTGTTGGCATTTAAGGTCCAAGTTGGTGAGGTGTCGCCATCTTTAAATATTGCAACGTATCTAGGTATTTCAGACCCTTCAGGCGTTAGCTTAAACTGTTCGTGGTATCCAATATATTCAGCTGTCTCCTTAAAGAAATCATGCCGAATATCAATAGGCGCAAAACCATCAAATAAATTAACCCCTTCACCATTCTTGCAGCCATGAAGGAACTCTTGCGTAACTGTAAACTTTCCTAATTTTCTATTCATATCAATCTGGGAGCTAAGTTACCGGATCTGAAAAGTTAATTAAAGTAGTTGTCGGATCTGGCAAGTAAGTTGTCGGAATAATGTGGAGCGCTTTTATTCAGTGTAGCCTTATTTAATATTATCTTCTATAGTCTTGCGAGCATCTCTCATAGATGCCAGCAATTGCTTAGATCTTTTCTCATTAATCCTATTAAACTCAGAATCATCAACCTGTTCCCAAGTAACACCGTCTAATGATCTGCCACCTAGCAAATTACCTGTAAGAACATAGTGCAATACATCAGCACTTCTATCTTTTGGTGTCACCTCTAAAGCAAAGCCTTTACCATATGTTTCCATGTATCACCTAATGCAACGTTAATATATTACCAGTTGAGACCTTGCACCATCTGACCTTCCAGCCTTCTGATGCGCTTAAGTATAATTCTCCGGTAGGTATAGGATGTCTCTTACCTACCCTTGGGAATATACTGCCATGCAGATATAAATATGCTCCGCCTTGACTGCTAGCATCGCCAGTTCCATACTCACTAACACCTAGACCGTCCATAGCTTCCTTAATTGTAGGTATCCATTGATCCGCATAGACTTCAGTCCACCAATCAGGGATAAATACTTTAACTGTGTTAGCCATTTTCTCCGCCGTAATTATTATTAAACGTAATCCCTTCAGGCGTCTTCAGGTCCACGCTAGAGGCTTCTTTTAACCCTAGGTCTCTAGCTATTATCTGATGGTTAAAGATGCCAACAGTGGCTCCTGAGAACTTGTTATCCCTTACTATTTTCTCGATTGCACTACAGACCCCAATAAAATCTGTCTTCTTTGTGTATGCGCGCCAAGTTTCATCACAGATACCCATATATATTTGTAGGCCATCTAGTGTGTAGGGCTTCGTGTGGAATTGCTCTAATTGCTCTGGTCCGTCTTTGCCGAGGACAGCCTTAAAGCTTACGATAGGATTGTCATCTGTGTATTGGAAGTATGCACAGGCTTTATCCCATATCTCTTCATATTTTTTGTATTTAGGCGTTCTTCCTGAAAACTCTCTTAGCTTCCAGAGTTGATTACCTTTCTCAAAGGTATGTGCAGCCATTTCTATGACCTTATCTCGTTAGTTAATCTGCTTAGCTGTTTATTTTATCATGTTTTTATCAACTATTTCTAAGTTTTTTATTTTCATTCCTCAATTTTTCTATAACTTGTTTGTAATCTGCAAGCTCTAGCTCAAATATTTCAATTTTTTTACTTAAAGAGTTAATAATTTTGAGCGAATTCGCATTTATCCAAATTAAGTTGCGCCCGCATCGGCATAACTCTTTCTCTGAGACATTAGAAGCATCGACTTCGCCGCATTTAGCGCAATTCCATTGTCCTGTCATTCTAATAACTCCTTATCTGTTAAGCTCTCTTCCTGCAAAATCCACTTTTACAGTCTCAAAACTGCCAAGCTCTATATTCTGCATGGCAACCGTAACCCTCATTGAGAATTTTTTAAGCTCTCGCTTATACTCTTCTATTGCCTCGGCCTCCGTAGCTCCATAGCCTTTGTTGAAATCAATGTCATCAACCCAAGCCTCAAAGCTTTGGTACTTTTCTTTTCCATCATTATGAATCTTTAACTCAACACTCATAATCATTCACCTCTGCTGTTTTTGTTATTAACTGCCGCCCGGTAC